ACCGTAAATATACGACGGTTTTAAAATATCAGGGACTTCCTCGGTACGAAATATCACGAGGTGCGAACGGTGTACCCGATATTGTCCGATACGCCACCAAGTCGGCTCGTAGAAATCGATCGAACCGGGTGATCCGGCCGCTTCGTTATCGAGCTCGGGGGTGGTCCAATAGGGGTCGATCTGTGAAATACCTACGTAGCTACCGGGTGTTATACCGTCTGGGTTAAACGGGTTTTTGTAGTAGTCGATCGGGTTATCCACTTTTACCATGAACATGGCGATGCGAATGCCGAACACGCGCCCCATGTGGATGAATTCGATCATGTTAAGATTGATTTTATACGCATCGTCTAGCTTTCGAATCGCATCGAGCATATCGGGATTAACGTCGCTCCCGTCGTTAACGGTAACTTCGTAGCCGTTTCGAACTGCATCGCGTGCCGGCATTAGACAACACTTTGACACTAACCACTGTTGTGACAATACCGCGCATAACTGATATCCGATAAACGTTTGCTGGGCGTACCATAACATTTGCGCTTGCGGGATAGCGTTTTGCGGGTAAAACGCCGATTTAATCGGGTTAAACGCTCCGTCCATCGCCATGCCCGGCCTGATAGCGGCTTTCAGGGGCTTCATGCCGCTATCAATCATCGCTTGCATGAGCTCGTCGGCTTTATGCTGTTGGCCTTTAAAATCTATTTCGTCAGTCGTGAAACGTCTGCGTAAATGTTCCACAGGGGTGGCTACTACGGGTGCGGCTGTTGGTTTATTGAATATTCGCTTCATCCATTCGATCATTTTGACCATGCCCCTCTTGTCTGTTTGATTGGTGCGAATACTATTTTAATCGCATCGGCCTTATTTGGCGACTTCGCGCCGTTGGGCGCTTTATCAACTAACATCTTACCCGTTGTAGTGTTTTCGATAATCACAGGTTGTCCGAGCTCTGCGATTAATTTACCTAAACCGTCTAGCGTGGAGGGGAGCGAAATGATTTCTTGCGGCGGAACGTCGATGCCCTTCACGACTGCACGATAAGTGTACATGAAGCGGCGACGTAGCGCGAACCATGATTGTGAGTTGTAATTTTCATAATAGTCTTCGTTCGTGCGGCCTTTCTCCCCGTCCTTAAACTCACCATCTAACCGAAACGGATTGTGCAAGGGGTTAGTCACACTGCCTGAACCATGAAACGGGTTAAACTTGATCGTATGGACACCCCGTCCCTTCCGTATAGTGTTTATGTGTCGTGCATCGCCTCGGACTCCGGCACCCAATCCGTCCGCGTCATAATCCACATCGTGATAGCCCAGCACATCGCACATGCGAAAAACACGCTCCGTACTTTCGAGAAGATCACCATCTTTGCCGCTCCATTCTTCTAAATACTCCACCACAACGCCCAGACGTCCTGCGAGTGCGTTTTTATCTTTGCCTTCGTCTGCCACATCATACGCGGCCTTACGCGCCCCGGTGGGGGTGATACCTAGCTTTACGTGGGCATCGATGGCCGCCTGAATCCACATCGCTGGGATTAAAACGCCTTCCTGTGATGCATTATAGTCGAGGTCTATTTCTTGAGCAATTACAACGGGGTCGTCAATGTCGAAACATTTCTTTTCGTACCACGCTTGATCCTTGCGCGGATCGTCCCGCCAGTGAAATGTGAACACATCGATACGACCGCCGTGGCGCTTACGCGCGAAAGGGTTGTTCATGCCGTGCGGTGTGCTTATGTCCTGCCTGCAGTTCGTTGTTTCGGCGAGCGACGCCTCTACGAGTTCTGGACGTGGTAGCCAAGCGGCTTCGTCAACGAAGTAGAAAGCTGCACGCGCACCACGGCCGATATTGTCGCCCGCCTCCCCTGTGATTATCGATTGAGTGTCTGGGAATTCGATACGCATGTACGGCGAATGCTTACGCTCGTCCCATGTTCCGCGAAACTCTGCGGGGAGATTCGAGACGTATTTTCGCGCCTTCCAAAATAACGATTTCGGGTCGCCGCGGTGATCGACGTATTCCTCTTTGCGCGAACCAACGCCCACCTCGACGCCATCATATAGCGCACAAATTGACGAAGCGACGGCCATTGTTAGCCACGACATACCCATCTCGCGTGATTTATCTGTTAAGCCCGGACGATTCTCGCGCCAGCACTTCAGGAAAAACTCGATCCATTCGCGCTGCTTAGGAAACAAAATAAACGGCATGAGCGACGGGAGCCCGCGCGCAACGTTACGGGGATCGTAAGTCGTTCCCCAATCGTCGATAAAATCAGCGATGTGCGTTTTATAGTAGGTGCGCAGGAGTGGTACACAATCGGGATCTGCCCGAATCCGTCGCAGTGTTTCCGCACGGTGGTGAAATACTGCGACATAATCCGGATGCTTCCAATCAAACGCAAATGGAAGCGGCATGCATTACGACTTAGCGGGTGGTGGGGTTAACTCGGCGATCTTCGCATTTGCATCAGTTAGCTGTTTCTCCATCTGCGCTAAACGACCATTCAACGCTTGCAACTGGTTATTGCCCATGTTGATTTGCGATTGCAATTCGACGGCTTTCGCGGTCGCTTCTTGCAATGCCTGTGTGTACGCCTGAATACGTGCGCCTTGCTGAGTTAACGCGGCACCCATCTGTTGTATCTGGCTATCTTTCGGATCGATTGGAGCGGTCATGACATGTCGTCCTGTGTTGGTTACGAGGCCGTCACTATACTACAGTGCGGCCGCGTTTTTCAATGCCCTAAGTGTTAATGGTCATGTAGGGGCATGCAACCGCCGTGGAATTAGTGATCGGGAAAATGACGGAAGTCGCCCACGATGTTGCACCCGACGATAAGAAATCTCCCGAAAATTGAGCGGTGCTCAAGGACTGCGGATCAATTGTCAGGGGCTGCATTGAAGCATTCCCCGTCACTGCAGCGGAACCGCTACAAGCTGCCCATAAATACGTACCCGCCGCAACGGTATACCCTAAAGGAGTACTGTTGTGATTCACACCACCCCCGAGCGATGAGATACGCTCACTTGCCAATAGTGTAAGCGTTGGCGATCCTCCTGCGCTATTGGGCGCTTGTGAGGAAGAGCATAACCCCACGTCGATGCTTCCTCCCGACCACGATGCGCCGGACGCACAATTAAACGTTACATAATTAATCGTAACACTCTGTGCCACATACCCGATGTACGTAAAATATATGTGATTCTTCGTTATCGTATTCGATGCGTTGATCGCTGGCGTTGCGACTGGATAGAAATACGTCGCTAAATAATTCGGATCAATCACGGGCGTGGGTGCACCCGCGACGCCTTGCGGGTTAATGAGCTCAACATTGTTGTTAGCTAATGAGTATAGGCATATGGCGTTTTTACCCGCGACTATATCGCCCACCGCAACTGCGCCGCCTGCCTTAACAATTGTTACGGTCGATAACGAATTAAACTTTACGGTTGGTGTCGTCGTAGCATTGCTGTTGGCCGGCGAAAACATAAACAGGAAATTGTCAGTAAACGCTGTAACGGCCGGAGAAAAATCTAAAACGTAGGCGTCGGCCACACCAACATCGGGCGTAGAGGTAAACGACTGCTGTTGCACTTGCTGAGGCGTTGCTCCCGCGACCGAACCACCATTGCCGATATAGTAGCCACTAAACCATGTCGTGATCTGGGTAGCATCTGTTCCAACGGTGGTAACAGAATTATTGTTTTGACAATAGATTTCCACATAGTCGCCACCGGATAATTGGACGTCTACCGATATGTTACTTGTGCTAGATGCGCCATTATATATCGTACCTTGATTGCCTTGCTTATACTCTGAGCCATTAATGTAGAGGCTTACATTATACATCGACGTTGTCACAACGTTCGCGTCATTCACGGTGACCAAAGAATCGAAATGGTAAATCCCATTGAGCGGTGCGACAAAACGATAGTTTGTTACGTTGTCGTAGTTATCCCCCATGTCGAATTCTTTAATCTGAAACTGTACTTTTGTAAAACTCGAAGCGGCCAGCGTAGTGGTCGAATTGCTATACGCGCCGAAGGCGATCGCAACTGGGGAAGGGTTAACGACCGTACAAACGCCTGCGTAGACGATCACCTGATATGGAACGCCCGCTACGATAGCACCGGGTGGTAATTGATGACCTAACGTGTCAAGTAAGTCGGTTACCCCGAGACTATTAACATTTATCGTACAATTTCCAGAACTGGTATTCGGCGTGGTGAACCAGAATGATGCAAAATTACTATAGGAACCTAACGGCGGGGTAAGACTAACCACATACGCGTTAGTAACGCCGGTATCTACCGCCGACGTAAAGGCATTACCCTGTATCTGTGCGGCAGTAACACCACCCCCGCCACCGCTTAAAGACGAATTAAACAATACGTAGCTATTAACCGCAGCATTATAACAAGCACTGTAAGTACCACCTGTCAGTAATTCGCCACCTACAAGCGCACCCGTGTTGGTTACAAGTGGGATTGCGCCAAATCCTACATCGATCGTGGTTGCACCGGTATTAGTATTCGCACATTGGAATGTAACGTTAACCACACCATTGGATACGATCGGGGGAGCTAACGCTAAAACGATCGCATTCGCTGAACCGCTGCTGTCGATCGCGTAAGTAAATTTCTGCTGCTGTACGTCATACCCAGACACAAACGATACGTACGGGTTTAGCAATATGAACCCGCCGAGCCCTGCCGCATATACCATCGATGCGAGCGATGCTGTGTTGAGATCGCCGGGTGCTACGGGTTGACCGTTGGCTAAAAGAATCGCGGTTGGCGAAACGGCGTTAACTTGCACCGTGGGATTCGCGGTCGCGTTTGTATTAAGGGGCGTAAACTGCAGGGGGAGCCCATTTGTGAGACTAGTGACCGTGGGGGTTAAATCTACAACGTACGCGTCCGCGATACCCGAATCTAATCCAAGATTAAAAGCAGATTGTTGGACTTGTAGGCCAGATGTTGCAGCCCCTAATAACGACGAATTCAGGATGATAAAATCCGTAGCGATAGGATCATACAAGAATGCGTACGACACCCCCGCTAAGAGCTCACCGCCCACTAACGGGCTAAGCATGTTATTGACGATGGCGATGGCACCGGTGCCGACATCCAACGTACTAGAGGCGGTATTCGCATGAGCGATATTATTAAGAATGAATATCCCGCCTGTGAGACTTGCGACCACAGGGGAATAAACACCCACATATGCATTCGCAGTTACGCCGGCGTCTGTCGCGCTATTAAACGCACTTGATTGGACTTGCGCGCTGGTTACTCCACCACCACCGCTGGCAAGTGACGAATTCTGCAGGACGAACCACGAATTGGCGGTGTCATACACAAAGTTGTAATTGTAACCAGCGAGCATTTCGCCACCGGACAACGCCGCACCCTGCAGGTTATGGATCGAAACGGGTGTGCCATTCACATCGAGCGTACTTGCGCCGGTGTTGCTGTTTGCTACCGCCAGCAATGAAACAGGTAAACCGTTCGTTAGCGTAACGACGGCGGGGGATAATGTGGTCGAGTACGTGTTTGCAGTCCCGGCGTCAACGCCATTGTTAAATGCATTCGCCTGTACTTGCGATGCGCTAGCGGACGAGGCCGACTGGGGGTTAAGTAGGAGCCAATTGCTGTTTACCGTTGAGTAAATCACGACGGCAGGCGTACCAGCGACGAGATCGCCAGCGACGAGCGCGGCCTGTCCCTGCTTGACGATCGCTGCAGCGGCTACCCCTGAGATATTTAGTGTGCTGGCGGAGGTATTGCTATGTGCCGGGATAAACTGGATCACCATGTTGTCTGTATAGAACGCAACGGCGTTTGACGGATTAACGTCATATGAATTCGCTGCGCCGGTGTCTGTGCCAGACGTATACACGTTACGCTGTATGTCGTACGCAAGAATGATTGAGCTACGGGGGTTCAGTAGCTGCCATGTGCCACGCGATGCCGACCATTGGCAGGAAACGCTGTACGTGGCGCCAATATCGCCCGTGACAAGCGTATTGCCATTATAGGTGATCGTATGTGCCCCGGCGCCTGCGTTGAGTGTAGGGGTATTCGTGGCGTTATTATTGAGTGGTACGAAAGAGACGATCATTGCGTCGGCGTACGAACCGGTGATCGCTGGCGAGCATGCTACAACATACGCCGAACCAGTACCCGAATCAGTGCCGAAATTAAATGCGCCTTGCTGAACCTGTATCGATGTTACGCCGCCCCCACCACCTCCGAAATTCGCCTGCGCGATAGTCGACCACTGTGTTGCGGCTGCCATGATGATAACAGAGGTTTGAGAGGGAACCGTTAGCGAAACGTTACCGTCGATCGTATCGGGCGAATTAGGAAGAAACGTCACATCACCCGCAGATATGTTATTTATACCGAACACCACGCCGGGGCTATAGGTCGCTACGCCGAGCGAATCGCTACAAGTCGTAGCTGCAGTGTTCATCACGTAGAATGCGTTTGTAGTAGTATGCGTAATGCCGAAACTAACGTTTACAAGGTCATAATACCATGCTTGTGGAATGCGCGT